CACGAACTACGAGCGCGTCGGTGACTTTGAGTACCTGCCGAACTACAACAAACTACAGCGCCAAGAAGACAAGCTAAAAGAGTACCAGCGCAAGGCGCTCAACCTAAATAAGCCAAACTTAGCAACCGCTGCGGGTATCCCCGCGCCAGATCAGGCTCCACAAACAGGTCAGGCTCCAGCTCAGGCTCCCGCGCAGGCTACGGGGGGCAGAGAGCCCGCCACAGTGTGGGATACTAACAAAGCCGCAGGCAAGTACGCGGCAACTATCGAGTCAGCTGCGGCCCAATATGGCGTCGACCCGGTAGTTCTGCGTCGATTGCTAGGCACAGAGTCTTCTTTCCGCCCTGACGCGGTCTCCCCCGATGGCGCATCGGCTGGGCTGGGTATCGCGCAAATCGGCGCTGTTCATGGCATGTCTGATGCAGACCGACTGGACCCCAACAAAGCTATACCCAAAGCCGCAGAGATTCTAGCCAAGTACACACGCGAGGCTAATGGCGACGTTCGCGCTGCGCTCTTGCGCTACAAAGGGGCTACGTCTGCTAAAGGCAAGGCCGACATGGACCCGATTGTTGACAGCATCTTGTCCGGCACTGCACAGCAACAGGCACCTGCGCCGGAGGAAGCTCCCGTAGAGGGAGCCACGGCTCCTGCGTCTACACAGGTGGCAGTATCGACTGCAGCCCCAGTAGCGCCGAACACGCCCGCGTTTATGTTTTCGCCCAGTCAGGTTGGAAACACACAAGCGCAGGCGGGCGAGCAACTTCGCCTTGCTCGCGCAAAGTTGGCACAGCTAAATCGTATGCTGGCGGTCGCACCCGACGCAGAGACGATGATGAAGTACCAGACTGCCGCGCTTACCTTACAAGCCAACATGCAAGACGCGGTGCATCGAGATGCCGCATCCCGCGCCGCCCGAGGCGACGAAGGCGCGCTTGCCTCACTTGCAGAAGCCGCAGGCATGGCGTACGCCCAAACAAACCAAGGTTTTGTGCAGGCCGCACCAGACGCCGAAGGCAACTACAGAGCTGTCGGCACGCCCGTAGATCGGCTAACGTTTGTTACTAATCTGTATGGCACACTTTCAGGACAGACCGCAGCCCGCGCGGCTGAGTTGTCTAAGCAGATGGCTGGTGCCCAAGCAAATGTGTGGGAAGCGCAGCAGAAGTACGCAACCGTCGAGGCCCCCAAAGCGATGCTCGAGCAGAAATACAACCTTCGACTGGAACAAATCAAGGGCGTAAACACGCTGATGGGCAAAGAAGCCGACTCACTTAAAGAGATGCAAAAGATCATCCTGCAGAATAATCTGGACCCCAACAAGTCCGGCAAGTTCTTTAAGGACGATCAGAACAACGTCTTCTTCTCGACCCGAGACGGCATCCTGATATACGAGCCCGGCAAGCCTATGAGCGACGGCATGGTTGGACCGGGGCGCATGAAGATGGTGCAACTCGGGTAAACATAGTACCTAGATAAAATGCGCAGTGCGCGGTAGAATAGTTGCAGGTAAATCTGAGGCCCTTATGAAGAATATCTTTGACTATAACGCCCAAGCCAACGAAGCACTGCTGCAGGGCGGTGCGGCCACGCGCGCAAGTGGCATGCCCACACAAGCGGCACTGCCGGGTACGCTAGCTCCGGGGGGGTCAAACGAGACAGGCGAGGCAATACTCGCGCGGATGCGGCAGAAGACACAGTCTCTGCTAGACCCCGTTGAGCCGCAGCAGGTCCGCGACCCAATCTTGGGCTACAACCCCAACACCGGGCAAGTGTTTAGCGGTGGCAAAGTATTTGCACTGGACCTTAACGAAGGCCGCCAAAACGCACCTTTGCTTGATGTGCATAACGAGCAGCTCCCCGAGGGTTTCTTGCCGCTTGAGTCTTCACAGGCCAAGGCAAAGCTGCAGCGTGATTATGATGGCTTAGACATCGTCGACGACTTCCAACGTCGGTTTGGTCAGGCTGCCTCCAACTACGGCAGCACAATCGAAGACCTCGGCGCTGAGTCTCTTGGTCGTGCCATGCAGCAGTATGGTGGTGACATCGCTGCGCGCAATCCGAGTAAGATTACTACCGCTAAAGATATTGTCGACAAGCCGATGACGCTTATCGGCGAGACTGTTGGCGAACTGGCATATGACCTTCCAGTCGCCCTCGGCACCACAGCCGCTGCGGTAACAGCTACTGCCCCAATCGGCTTAGCCCTCGCGCCTATGACAGGTGGCGCGTCGATTCCGCTTGTCGCTATTCTCAGTGGTCTGGGTAGTCGTTTCCTTACTACGATGCTTGAAACGTACGGCAGTGTTCGCTCGGAGCAGCGGGCAAAAGGCATCTACGACCCAACTGCAGCGGCCACGTCAGGCCTTGGCTCTTCTGCGCTAGAAGCTCTCGTCGGCCCGGAAGCCCGCATCGGTGCCCAGCTTGCAAAGAAGTCCGCGCAGGCTGCGGGTAGGCAGTACGCGACGAAGAAAGGCACCAGTGAATTACTCGCGCCGAACGCGGCTAAGAACGCACGGGACTTGCTGAAAGAAAACGCATTTAAATACGGCGGCAAGAAAGCGCTCCAAGACTTTGCCACAGAGGGTGGCACCGAGATTGCCCAGAGTGCTATGGAGCGTGCGGGTGCTTACAACGACCTGACAAGCCCTGAAGCGTTTGACGAGTATGCAATCTCTGGTGTTAAGGGCGGCATCGGCGGAGCTATGATTAGCCCCCTGAGCACTATGGCCGAATTCCAAGACGCCAAGTCTTTTATGGAGAGCCTTAAAGCGGACATGGCTGACGCGGCGAACACCGCCCTGCCCAGCGCTCAGCGCATACAGGCAGCAAAACGCGTGCAGGATGTGTTGCGGGGGTCTTCGAGTGATGCGGAGTTTAACGCGCAGCTCCAAGAGTTCCGCGGACTTTTAGCGGAAGTCGACCGAAAAATTACAGAGGACGCGACTAAGCAAGCTCTCGCCGACGGCAGCCCAGTTAACTTGATGGATGCTGCGCCGCAACAGGACTTGTTCAACCGTGGCATGGACGAGGGCGCCAACGCACAGGGGGAGCAGGCAACGACCCAGCTCCAGAACATGGTCGCGCGAGTGATGCAAGAGGAAGCGGAAAAAGAGGACGGGGAAACACAGGTTACCGCAGAAATCCTGCGGAGGGCAGAAGAGCGCTTGCGCGCAGAGGCTGCCGCCGGAGCGCCGCAACCGCAACAGGACTATTCCGGTCAAATTAGTCTGTTCGACGAAACTGACGCGCCTACATACCAAGCTGACCCTTCGTTTGGCGTATCACAGTTCGAGGCACAGCAGGCGTTCCAAGGCCCAACGCTCGACACACCGGCGGCACGTTTTGATGTTGCAGCGCGACAGATGAACAGCGCGCTCGATTTAGAGGGTATCGGCGGTTTCCCCGAAGTACCGACTCGCCAACCCGTAACGAATGACCCCAACAGCCCGTTGACCGGCGACTTAGGTCCGCTGCAAACCGAAACGCTGCAAGGTCCAACGCGCGGCCCACGTCCTATCTCAGACGTGCTATCCCCTCTGCAGCGGGCGTCGCTGAGCCGCCCTGCTAGTCCTATCGTCGGTGGCGTGGACATGAGCGGCCTTAGCCTCGATATTGGCGGAGCAGCTGCCCCAGTCTCGGCTCCGAACCCTGCAGTTGAGACAGCCGCCTTTGGGCGCCCCTTGCGCACAGTTTCTCCAACGGTCGATGGACGCACCGACCTTACACCTCCCGCAGCTCCGGCTGCAGGGGGTGCTTTTTCTCAACAAGCTGCTCAGGATTTAGGCTTAGATAACCTCGAGTCATCTGTTGCTGGGCAGGTCGGCACCGTCCCCCCGATGCAGGGTACCATCGGCCAAACTGAAGCTATCAACATTACTAGCGGCTTGCTGTCGTCGGGCGGCAAAGTTCAAGGCCGGAGCACCCCCAAGGCGCAAAGCACTTCGGACGCACTGCGGACGTTTGCCATAGCGTGGTGGAAATTCACGAACTCTGGCACCAACTTAAACCGCCCGACGAAACCTGTTAAGGGGGGCACCACGGCGCAAGCCAACGCCGAACAAAGCCTACGAACACACCTGCGCTATAAGGATGAGGCCGAGCAGGCTCTTACCGCCCTTGGCGAACTGGTTGGTTACAACGCCAAAGACCTGCAGACGCTAATCGCCACATCTAAAAAGCAGGTACAGGCAATCCTTAGCAACGTCGACTTCAACGCACTGTCTAAGGAAGATCAGGCCATCGTCCAAGCGATGCAGAAGATCGACGTGAACTTGTCCTCTGGTTGGGCCGCCGCCAAAACAGATATTTTCCGGGGCGGCTACGACATATTTATGTCGAAGTCAAATGACACTCGCCAAGCTAGCGAGATGAAAGCCACAGGAAAGAAGTTGCAGTTCCGCAAAGCTGCCGAAGAAGGGTATGGAAACATAGCTGGCAACGCCGAGCTGGAGTACACCGGGTTCTTTGGCATCCTGCAATACATCCGGTTTAACGGCAGCACGTACGACAAGGTGCTCGCGCGCGCCATCCGCGAAACGATGATTAAGGTGGACGAGTCCAGCCTTAGCCGGGAGGAAAACATTGCAGCGCGCCGCGAGCGCATGAACGCTCCTGATATTCCTCGCGTTCAGTTTATTACAGAGGGTAACCCCCGCTTCGACCCGAACACCAACACCATCTACATCCGCGAGGACGACAGCCCTTCTACCGTTCTACACGAGGCACTCCACGGTGCGTTGCAAAGTTTCGTCTACAACAACCCTGACCACCCCAACGTCAAGGCGCTGAAACAATCGCTCAAAGCGGTTATTAGCTATAAAGGCGCGCTGGGGGAAAGGGCTAGCAAAGTACGCGACATCTTGCGCGGCATGGTAGAAAAAGGAAACGAGCTTGACGCTGTGTTGGAGCTTATATCCTACGGCAACACCCTAAACGACTTCCGCAAAGCCATGGAAGCAATGCCTACCAAGGGCACGCCAAAGAGCTTCCTGCAGATGGTTAACGATGTGTGGAACAACGTTCTGGCTTTGGTTCGCCAGCTCACCGGTCTGAAGGGTAACACCGAGGCTGGTAACGTCATCAACCGCACATTTGAACTGCTGGCCGAAGCAGGCATGACACCTGTAGCTGAGGACGTAAGACCCAAGGGTAACGTGCTGGAGGCCGCCGTGCGGGCAGACGACCCAATGGATGGGCCTCAGAAACAGTTGCTCAAGCGCCCGGGCACCGAACTGCCGAGTTCCGCTGATATCTCACGCTTTAACAAGACACTGCTGCCTAAGTACTTAAACACAAAGGTGCTGTTTGATCTTGTTGGCTGGAACAAAGCTGAGTCGTTCATCGGTAAATTTGCCGAGGCATCCGCAGACTGGGTACGCCGCAACTTCCCAGCCCTTGCAGGGGCGCTGACCTATATCCATGCGCACTTCAACACCCCGCATTTGCTCCGTGCCACGTTCCAAGAGTACAAGAACAACAAGCACGCGGGCTATCGCATGGCGGAGCGCTTGGCTACCAGCATTGAGAAGCTGCCCACCGACAAAGTATCCGAAATCTTCCGCTATCTGGACGGCGACCAAAACGCGCTTAAAGATGACGATGCAATGCGTGAAGTAGCTGACGACGTCCGCAAGTGGCGTGACTACTACGTCCAAGAGCTGGGCGACGACAAAGCTAAAGCGTTCTTTGCAGGCGGTAAGTTCTCTGAGACTTTGCTGTTCCCAACATCACGTGAGAAAGTAGCTTCTGATTCACTGGGTGTGCGTGGCATGTCTCGTCTGATCGGTTTGCACAAGCGCTCTGAGAAGAACCTGCAGACGGACTGGCTGGCTACCGACGCAAGCGGTGACTACATGTTGGACAACCGCAAGTTTATGCAGGTGTTTGAGGACAAGAACGGTAAGCGTGTGCCCGCTGGCTTTATTGACCAAGAAGTTTTTGCTAAGAATGGCGCACCAGTCGGCACAACGGTCGACAACCTGCACAACTGGGTGTTTGATAAGTACGTCAACGGCGAGTATCGCTTCGAGGCGCACACCACCGCCGCTCAGGTTATCCGCGCAAATAAGGCCGACCAGCTCGCAAACGCACTGCGCAACACCATGGCAGCGCTGGGCAACAGCTTCGCGTCCAAGACGTTTACTGACTCAGTTGCAAGCTATGGTGTAGAGGAAGGCAAGCGCACCGCTACCTCTGTCGCCTTCAGCAGCATCGAAGAAGCTGAGAAAGTTCTCGGAATCAAGATTAACCCAGACACAGTTATTACCGCCAACAGCGAAACTAACCGCACCCAAGCTGTGTCTCACCAGTATCGTAGCCCTTCATTGTGGGTGCGTATCCCCAAAGGCGCGCGCTACGGTGCGCTGGCTGGCATGGTGATGAAGTCATCCGTCTGGTCCGCGATGCAAGACACCAGCAACCGCAGTCCGTACGTCAGCAACCAAGTTGCCTCTGGGGCGATGCGCTGGTTCAAGCAGGCTAAGACAGTCTACAACCCCAGCACGCACATGACCAACGTGGCGACGAACGTGTCTATTGCCATTATGCACGACTTGTCGTTTGGAACCATGGCGCAAGCTGGAAAGCTGTTTGCGATGTACCACGCGGCGCCTAATTCGATGTCACAAGCCGACCGCTCCTTGGTGCGTGCCTTCTTAAACTCTAGCGCCATGCTGGGCGACTACTCTAGCACCGAGGTCAAGCAGGCATTGTCACAAGCGCTGCTGAACGCCGCAAAAGAGGCGGAGGGTAACAAGTCATTCCTCACCGGCGTGTTCGGTAAAGTGGCGCAGATGTCGCTGTATGAAAAACATAAGAGCAAGATAGCTACGACGGCTAAGGGAGGAAAAGCCGTACACGATTTCGCTAACGGCCTGTATGCTGCGGAAGACAACGTGTTCCGCTTGGCTCTGTTCCTGAAGTCAGCCGCTGAAGTCGCCGCCCACAAAGGCGAGAGCGTCCCGTCGCAAGCAACCTTTGACACCGCTGGTAACATGGCGCGTGACGGGTTCCTTGACTATGACATCGACGCCTACGCAGTTAAGGCGACCCGCGCTTCTGTGTTGCCTTTCGTATCGTGGCCTTATGCTATGGCAGGCATGCTCGGCAAGATGGCAGTCCACAAGCCTTGGGCTATTGTCAACTTAATGCTGGCATATACTGTCATGGAGCACATCATGCAGGAGATTTCCGGTGGCGACGACGAAGACGAGCGTCTGCGCAAAACTGGCCCTGAGCATCTCCGTGAGCGTGCCTTCGGTGGTATCGGCCCCTACACCAGTGTGCGCATCCCGTTCATGGGCGACGACCAGAACCCGGTTTACTACAAGCTGGGCGACTATAACCCTGTCTTTGCATTAGGGCGAGTTGTTGGTGAAGGCAAACCATCTTTCATGGGACAGTCGTGGATACCTTCGGCGCTTCAGCCCGGCGGCCCATGGATTAGCGGGTTAATGATCGGTCTTGCAGGCATTGACCCGTGGACAGGCAAAACGCTGTCGTCTACCACAGCCACCAACCTAGAGAAGCTGGGTGCCCGCCTCCAAGCCTTACAGGGTCAGTTCTCCCCCAACCTGCCGTTTGTTAACCTGAACGAGTGGGATAAGTTTGTGGAGACGCAGAAGGGTCGCCTCGACCGCTCTGACAATGCAGCTGCATTACAATGGGCACGTTGGGCCGGTTTCAAGGTCTACGATTACAACGTAGATCAGGCGAAGATTCAGCAGAGCCGCGCAGCTCGTGCAATCATGGGGCAGTACAAAGCAGAGATTTCAAAGCTGCGCCGAGCCGAAGCCCGATACGAGCGCCCAGACTGGGACGCGTTCCGCGAGAAACAAGCCGAGCTTCTGGTGCGTATGCAAGAGGCGACGGCTAAAGCCAGAGGAGAAGCCTAATGGCAACACGTAACTATAAACTTGAGTACGCAAACTACCAAGGGTCGGAGGAGCAGAAGAAAAAGCGCGCTATGCGCAACGCTGCCCGCCGGGAAGCCGAGAAAAAAGGGCTAGTGAAGAAGGGTGACGGCAAAGATGTCGATCACAAAACTCCACTAGCCAAGGGGGGCAACAATGCCAGCGGGAACCTTCGTGTGGTTCCCGCCTCTAAAAACCGGTCTTTCGCTCGAACAAAGACCGCGCGGATGCGTTAACTTCCAACACCGTGCAGGACTGCTAGGCTGATCGGGCTCTGTGGTCTTGCACGAGGTGATGTAATCGCCTCGATGAATCGTGGGTGATTTAGGTTCACCACCACACAGAACGCCTGCCCCGGGTTGCTTTTGTGACAGCCTTTAAACAGGGTAACACGCTCCCGTTGTGCGATCAACGCACCGGAACTCTCAAGCTCTGAGGTGATGCGATCTAGGCTATCTCTAGTCTTTAGCAGCCACTTCTTCAGCGCCGCTTGGTTGATCGCAATGCTACTGCCGGGCATGACGGGGTTAGCCGCATCATGGACAACCTTAATCCGCGCAACAGCCTTGTCAGGCACTGGGAACTGCACAGACTCCTGACCTTTGCCACCGGCGGCGTATTCCTCTTTGCACTCGATCAGCTGGTCGTTGTGCTCCTGCAAGAACTGACCGATTATGTCGAACGCATCTTGGCGGTTGCTCTCAGCTTCCTGACGATACTGCTCAACACAACTACACAGATACTTAATAGTGGCGTCTACGTCGAAGGGGAATAGCCCGAGGCGCTTGCCGATGTTGCCGATAATCCAGCCGCTTATAATCGCCGACTTATAGAATCGCTCAGGGGGTGCAAAGTCAAACCCGTTGTGCTTCTCAAACGCAGCCAAGCCCTTATCCCACACCACCTTCGGTCCGCCCATAGCGACAACCGCCTCAGCAAGCTCGGGCATCGCCCAGCCGTTGTGCTCGTTGACCAGATTGTAGAAGCGTGTGCCGCGCTCGCTCTTCTCGCCGCCGATAAAGATACGGTCGTTCTGCGCAACTTCCAAGCACCGAGCTTTGACCGCCTCGTTCTGAGACATGAACTCGTCGTACTTACCGTGCAAAGATTGGTTGGTCGTGATAAGTGTCGGGCCTTCCCAAGTCACGGGGTCACGAATCTCCCGGTTCTTGTTCATCGCAATCTTCTCGCGGCCAAGGCTCAGGTTGTAAGCCAGTGACGTAGCCGCCACGCCGTCTTGCATGGTCATCTCGTCCATAGTGGCGGGGAGGTTGTTCAGCGTACCACGGATGTTATACAGCGCGTTGGCTGTGTCGCGGTCGCCCAGCAACAACTTATCAGGGCTGCCGATCAGGCTGTTCGCCGCCGCCAAAGCCAGAGACTTACCCGTAGTCGTCTTCGTCGAATAGATCGACATGATGAACGATGAGTTGCCTGACACGCGGCCCAGCAAACCAGCGGTAGCGATAAGCACCGCCGCGCGGATGTTGTCGGCGCCCTCAGTGTCCAGCATAGACATGGCTTCGATCCACTTCTCACGCTCCCCGTGGGGGCACAGGATACCAGCGTATCGGCTTGCCGCACCTTTGAGGCGGCGGTTGACGTTTCCAGTAGGCGAGTTAACGAGCGTTTCACCACAGAGAAACGACCCGTCTTCCTGCCAACCAAACGAAGTGAACTCAGCGCCGCTTGGCGCTTGCTGTTGTACTTGCTCCAAATATCTCATTATGTACTGCCTCAAGCGTTCTTGTTGTGGGGGTGAGCCCACCAAAATCAACTTACTCATCAGGAAGTCTGCGAAGTCGCGCCCTGCAATCGAGATGGTTGTCATTGGCATGTCAAAGAACTTCCAGCCATCACGCTCATACCGCACAGCGAGGGTAGCGGTTGCAGAGCTTGCGCTTATGTCGGTGTAGATGCCGGTGACGTGAATCTCGTAGTTGCAGATCAGCTGGCGCTCGACCATCGTTGCCGCGACCTCGTTGCCGTTTGCGTCGACAATCTTCGTCTCGACTTCAACCTCCTGCACAACTTTGTGGTCTTGGATGATGTACGGCTTGGGCAACGTAAATACGGTTTCAGCCAACTCGTCCGAGAATCCGCTGGGTTGTTGTACAGGAACTTGTACAACTTCTTCGCCAGACAACTGCGCAGGACTGCGCAGCTTCTCGCTCTTGTATATACATTGTGAACACCCAGTGCCGCAGAACTGCTCAAATTTTGCGCAAGTGGTAGGACCAGTGCCGTTCCACCCAGCGATCTTCTCCATGCTGGCATCCAGATCGAAGTCGGGGTGTTTCCCCGCCAGCCGAATAACTGCCGCTGGTACATCGTTGCAGTATTTAGCTAGCCCCATGGTGGCGCGCCACATGGGTTCCTCGACTCGGTTACCAGCCGCATCAGTCAGGCCGCCGCTGTCGGCGATAGCCCGTAGCTGATTGCATCGCTTGAGGACGCTCTCCAGCACCACATCACCAGAGCCGAGAACGGCGCTCATGACACTAGACTTGGGCTTAGCCCCCGGTGCCCTGACTGGCGCCGCGCTTACCGCTTTGCCGAACCATGGGCGCAACACTGCGAACAACTCGACAGGCTCGAAGTCTGGACAGTCAGCCTTGCACTCAACGAGCTTCCATGGTATCTGCTTCTTGTGGTGCGAACCCACGGGACGCAACACCATAGATGGGTCGTGAATCTTGCTGGTATCAATCTCGACACCGTTCTGCTCCAGCGCCAAACGCAGAGCCATCGAAGCCTTGACCCAGTGGTCCGTACCGATTACCTGCGTCAGCGGCCAGTAGCAGTGGATGCCGTTGCCAGATGACACAACCATCGGCTGTGGCAAACCGATCTGGGTGAGCGCCTGCTTGAGCGCCAGCCAACCTTCTTTCTGCGTAGCGTATGGTTTGTCGCTACCAATATCCAAGTCAAAAGCCAAAGCCTTGAAAGCCGTAGCATCAACTTGGCGGCGGCGGTATTTTTGACGACCTTGATCGTCTGTGTATTCATGCCCTGCAAAGCGTCCAACGGTAAAGTAAACCGTGGAGTTAGGCTCTGCATCCCATTGTGTAATCGCCGCAACTGCTTCATCAATATCTGAGAATGAACCTCTGTTCCAGAAGATTCCGCGTGGGTCTCTGCCAGATGCGTCTGGTCTATGCACACAGATAACGATGTCGTCTTGGTTGGCGGTTACACGAGTAATAAAAGTTTTTGTATCCAACACTTGCCCCTGATGAAAAGCCCCCGGTCCAGCCGGGGGCTATTAACTTGTTTTATCGAGTTTACTACTCGTCGAACAGGCTGTCGAGTTTACTCGCTAATTCACTAGATGCCTTCACCGGCGCGACCTCGGGTTTTGCCGACTTGACAGGAGCCGCAGGAGCGGCTTCTTCTTCGTAAGCATCGTCGACGGCTGGCGCGCTGATAGCTGGCTTTGCCGCAGGGGCGCTCAGGGCAGGACTGGCGTTTTGCGGTGATAGTTGGCGGGTAGCAACTTTGGACTCGTCGCTCTTGGCCAACACATCCACACGAGCCGCCGCCTTCTCGCTCACAAAACCGTTCTGCTTGAACGTGATCTTGGGGTAGCTCGCTTGGTCATCGAAGCCCAACTGTGTAATAACTTCTTCAGGAATTAAACCGTAGTTGTCCAAGTCTTTGAAGTACTCACGCATGGCTTTCATGCCAGAGACCGGAACGGTCAGGCTGTACACCTTGGTGGGGTCTGCGGCGGCAACCACAGCCAAGTGGCGCTGGTCTGCGCACATCTTAGACTTGGCACCACTTGGCAGAATCTTAGAGCCGAGCTGGTTGTTGGGGCAGTTTGCACAGCTATTGCTAACGGGCGACTCGACTGCCGCGTCAGGCTTCAAGCCATCATTCGAGAAGCAGCTGGGGCGAACGTTCTCAGCGGCGGCGTCATAAGCCTGACCATAGAAGACCTTGGACACGCGGGGGTTAGCGCCGACAACGATTGTGTCTAGCGTGATGCCCACGGTTGTCTCAACGCCGTCTTCGACCAAGCGGTAACGACCAGCCTTGATGCTGATGCGGGGGATACCACCGCCGCTACCACCCTCTCCGATGATGGCTGAAGTCACAGCTGATTTAGTGCCAGCTTGTTGACGGGCGGCGATACGAGCGGCAATGTGTGCCGGTACAGTTGCGAGTGCATTACTCATAAAAAATTTCTCCAGTTTCAAAAGTGACTTAGTCAGTAGCTTGCGCTTTGCGGAAGTTAAAGACACGGACGGATGAGAAGTTAACCCCCGGCGGAGGACTTCCGTTTGCTTCGATATAGCTACGCACACCCGTCTTGGACGCACGTGTCTCTACCAAATCCCACAGGTCGTTAGCCTTGCAGTGTGCGAAGAACTCCTCGCGGGATGACACGGTCGCCGTTGAGTGCGTCGACCAGTAACCCAAACCCAGAGAAGTCTTAACAGTCTCAAGACCATCTTCCTGCGCTTTGGCGGTGAACCAACCTTCAAGCATCTTTAGCTTCTCGGTTAGCTTCGCCTTAGCTTCTTTGTGCGCTGCTTCCAGCGCGTCAATCTCTTTGCGCACAGCAACAAAACGCTGCGCCGCTTCTTCGTAATTCATAGCCCCTACTCCTCGTTTATCCCATTAACCAAGTTTAAAAACTCTGTCAGCGTGTTCTGCTTTGCGCGTAGTCGCCGATAAAGTTCTGCCTCAAAAGCGGTAGCCCATATGTGCCACACGCTAGTCTTGCCCGTTGTAGTCAATCGTCTGATACGAGCATTAGCCTGCTCATACTGTTCGAGTGAATATATCGGCGCAAACCAAACGATATCCTTCGCACGAGTTAGCGTCAAACCATGCGCCGCAACCTTGGGGTGCGCCAGCAAAATCTGCGGTCTGTCTGTGTGTTGGAAATCATTAAATATCTGATCTCGCTCTGTCTTGCCAACGCTACCATGCACCGATGCAACGTCGAATCCGTCAGCAAGTAATTTCTCTTTCAACCAATCCTGAACGCCGCGCAAGGGTACAAAAATAATTGCCTTGTCGCCGATCTCTGCAAGTAACTCAGTAAGTGTATTATACCGCGCCGAGGCGTCGATGGCAATCGTATCGTTGTCGCCATACACTACGCCGCACGATATCTGCAACAGCTTACTTAGTACAACCGCCGCGTTAGCCGCCGTGACCTCGCCTTCGGCAAACACAGACACGCAGTGGTCTTTCATGTCCTTAAACGCTTTTTGTTGTTGAGGCGTAAGCTCTGTCTTGCGCCCAACGAAGTTAGTTTGCGGCAAATCCTTACACTCGTCAAGCGAGAATCGAATCGACGGTTGCAAAACTTTCTTGCAGGTCTCCAACGCATCGGGTCTTGGCGTCCACTTAAACTGCGTAACCTTTTGCATCACCATATCTTTGAACGTGGTGAAACTCTTTGGGCAGTTCTCTGAGCCAACCAAACGTGCGAGTGTCCAAGCATCAGCGGGAGTCTGCGATATAGGTGTACCAGTTAACAGCCACAACCAAGGGTTGTGCGCGGCGGCCCACTTTGCGAACGTTTTATACCGCTGTGAACTTGGTGACTTGAGCGCGGTCGCCTCGTCATAGATCACAACATCAAAGCCAGTCAGGTCGCTCTGCATATTCGTAAAGCCATCGTGGTTAATGATGACGTACTGAACGCCGGGCGTCTTGAGCAGCTCTTGCCGCTTCTGCTTTGACCCTGTGCATATAACAAACGAGCGGTGCGGCAAGTGATGTCGTAGCTCCCGCGCCCACACAACCTTTAGTGTAGACAGCGGCGCGATGATTAAGACTTTGCGCGCGTCACCTTCGTCGAGCAGAAAGTCTGCCGCCCAGATAGAGCTGATCGACTTCCCAGTGCCCGGCGCATTAAGACACAGAGCGCGCTTGTGCGTAGTAAGAAACGCGGCGGTCTCTTTCTGATGCGACATCGGCTCGAATCGCGCAGGCCAGTTGTAGTACTGCAATACTGGGGGCGGAACGCTGAACCCAAGATTGCGTAGCACCAACGACTCCTCGACACCGTAGTTAAGCGCGACCATGTCTTGCCCATCGTGCGAGAACTTTTTTGCGTGCGGGATGAACTGCGCTACGGCCTCGTTCTCCGTACTGCTAATAACAATGCGGCGCTTGTCAGGGATTACGAGCATAGTGCAGACCACCCAAGAAATTCACTCTCCCAATCGTCTACGGTGGTCTCGCGTACGATCCACACCTTAGCGCCTGCCTGCGTCAGTGCCGCGATTTCTCGCTCTTGGTTAGCCGTAGTCGTACCTCGTCCAAACTTAGTTTCCACAGCAAACATATTACCGTTAACACACCCAACAAAGTCAGGGATACCAGAGCGCCCATAGCCATTGGCAGGAGGCATAAACCACCAGCAACAGTTAGAGTTCTTGAGTACGTCTTTGACAATTTTTTTAACATCGCCTTCGTTCTTCATCGTTTACCTTTTAGTCTTGCGCTTGGACAAATATCTTTTGCAGGGCACCACGGGCACAGGCCAGACGGCTTGGCGTCGAACACACCTAAGTCGATGACCTCTTGTACTTTGTGAAACCGTGGTGACAACGCACGCCACAGCGAATCTAAGAAACGCCGTTCGTACACCGAATTAGTAACCTCGTTAAATTTCAGCCACAGGAAAGATGTCTTTACCTTTGTGACCTCGGGGAAGTGCCAGAATACCATAGCTGCGAATAACTGCAACTGAGTTGGGTTGTCTTTAACTTTGCCAGTCTTGTAGTCTAAGCAGTACGCCGTGTCGCCGTTCACCACCAGCACGTCAGCGATTGAGCGAATCCACACATCCTTAGCGAACCAGTCCACTGGTTGCAGGTCGGCGTTGACTGCCATCTGATACTCAAAGTACTTCGTACCTTCGCGCGCCAGTATTTTGTCGACAACGTCACCCCACTTCTCTATCGTCTGCTTGCCCTCGGTCGAGAGGGTACCCTCATCAAGGGTGCCCTTGCCTTTGGCTTCGAGGACTTCGTGAACACGGTTGCCGTACTCCGATACCTCTGAGCCTTGGTCTTGCACCCGCTTTGAAACGTATAAGTAGTCAAACTTAGCCGCGCATTGCTCGAACGTTGAAAGCCTGCTGAACGATAGCGGCATTACATTACTCATTAGTCTTCCTCAAGTGCTAGCAAACCTAGCTGTGTGTTTAGCAAATCAATGCACTGCTGAATAACATCACGCTTATGGAACGCGTATCGGTTTGATCTACCAGCCGAAACCAGAGCAAGGAACTCACCTTCCAGTATGCGAACGTCGCCGTCTATACAGCGTAGCGTCACACGAATGTCTGGGTTAGGTACGCCGATGTCTGTCTCGACGTTTAACCAGATTGGTAAGCGTCCGTCAAAGACCTCGTCACTTGGCTTCACCATACGATACCCCTGCTCCTGTCTCACACGCCACTGGCAAATCCTTACGGCACCAGAGCGGCGCTAGCGACAAACATTCTTCCATGTAAGCGCGTGCGTCATTTAACAAGTCATTACTTACAACACAAACTGCTTCGTCATGCACCGATAGTGCGACTGGAAATTTGTGATTGATGCGTGCAGTTTGCCACATAACCACCTTCATTGCAAGATGCTGACACAAGTTTTCTACCATTTTCGGACCGTGGATACGTACGCGCATCCTGCCCATCTGGTAGTTCCACTCGCCGTCGGTCTGCTTGAGGTCGTGGTAAACCACGCCGGGTTCTCCAAGCCTGCCAAAGCCGCTACCTTCTGTGACACACCACCCGTTCACGTCCACGGGTTGTAGGTCGTTTCCGTTAGCGATACTTGGTAACACTACATCATTGCAGTACTTCCAAAGCTGCACAACTTTATTGTGTGTGCCACGGTACAGATGCACAATCTCTTGCGCTCGCTCAATCGAGATGGGCTCCAGTGCAGAGATGCTTCGCGCGGTGACGCGCACCATGTCTTGGAACCGCTCGGCTCCTGCCCCGTACTGCAACGACAGCATAGCCACCTTGCCTAGCATACGCTCGGGGACATCTGCCTTAGTTATGGTGCGGTTAAACAGCTTGCTAGCAAAGTCACAGTACAAGTCCACGCCGTTGCGAATCTTCTCGACAACATCTAGCTGTCCTGCCGCCGCCATGATGACGCGCAGTTCAATGTTCGACGAGTCACCCACCAACACCGTGTGCCCCTCTGGAGCGCGCAGTGCCATACGCAAGCCCGCAGACGGACCACGCGCAGGGATGTTCTGCCAGTTGATCTTGTTGCCGCCTGAGTAACGCCCAGTTGTCTTGGCACCCCAGAAGTTGAGGTACACAGGCAAGGGTCCACGCCGCGCAGTCTCTAAGAACTTGAGCGCACGAGTCTCGGCAATGGTTGTCTTAACACCGAGCCGTGCGGCGACGAGTGCTTGGACGTCTGAGTTCTCGTGGTCTAACAAGTCAGTAAATTCTTTGTCAGACTTTGCGAACGCATAGGTGGCTTTGCCTGTCGTCTTACTTATCTTGCGGGGTGGCACAACGCCTAGCTCCTCCAACCGCAGGGCGAACTTGTCGTTAGACATAATCTGCTCTCGGTTCGTGTCGGCTAAGGCTATCAAGCCCTCCTTGCGAGTTACTTCGTTGGTGTACAGCTCCTCCATCATCGCTTCGTCGCCAACCAACTTGGGCTCAGAGAACATCCGCACAGTCATGTCGATCAGCTTGGCGTCCAACGGCGGCGTGTCCACGTCCAGACGTTTACCTATCTCGTTACACAGCCATGTGTCGTGCTTGCAGTAGTCGGCGTACTCAGCTAATGCCACGGGATTAAAGTCTGTGCGTCGCTTGCCTAGCGCGTTGTGTACGGCGGTGCCTTTGTCGGGCAGGTTGAAATGCTTGGTGATGCTAGCTAGTGAGTGCGAGGGCAACCACGGCAACAACATACGAGCCTGCGCTAGCGTATCCATCCACAGCTTTGGCTTGATGCCGAAGTGTTGCGTCATGATAAAGCCATCGAACAGGGTGTTGTGGCATCGTACGGCACAGGTCTCCCAGTCGACCGTATCGCGTAGCCATGTAGCTGTCTCGTTGTTGTCGCCGCTGAACCATACAGCAGGCTCGTCGTTGCGCATCAGCGAAACGCCGATGACCTCGAACCGCTCGTCGCGGACATACGCATCTGTCTGCATCTTGGACAGCGAGTAGTCTTTGTCGTAATACGTCTCGAAGTCGAGTGTGATGATATCCATCACAGACCCTCCAACTGGATCAACAAGTCGACATAGTGCTTGACCTTTTCGAGGTCAGCTTTGCCACCTTTGTCACGCCATCTGGTAATGTACTTAACCACGTTACCTTCGCAGTAGCCGAGGTTGTTCGCGTGGATGTACTCGATAGGCTGAACCTTCAGGTTCTTGTAGTGGTTACCCGCCACTTGCATATCGAGTGCGCTCGTGCCGTTCAGCTGTGACTCAAAGTCAGCGAGGGTCTTGACTGAGTACACTTGGTCGTCAGTAGGATGCTTTGTCGTCATGAGTAGTTACCTCCTTGGGTTGTGTTGCTATGTGTGCTAATGCGTAGATGTGTTCGAGGGCGTGTCGCAGAGACAGCGCTTCCGAAGTCGCAGCTTGTAGCTGAATCTTCAGTTGCTGTATCTCAGCATTGGCATCGCCCAACTGCAAGTCGAGTTCGCGTTCATTCATGTCCTATCCTTGTAAGTTGTATATCGCCAAGCGGTGGCTTCCGCGTCAATGCGTTGCCACACGACTTCGCGCTCTTGCTCGTCCATAAAGACCCAGTTAGCCACCTCGACATACGTCCGTCCGCAACCCTTGCACACCTCATCGTACAACGTAGTGCAGACAGCGACGCAGGGGCTGTCGGGTCTCATCCCGCGTACCCCGTAACGATTATGTGATTTTTTGCTTCTTCCAAAGCGCCGATTAGCTCTAGCCTGTTTTCGACCTTTGAGCACTTGATTTTGAATTGCTCTGTGCCTCGGTTAAACAACAGCACGATGGCAACGTCTGGCTCCTCATCAATGGCCTCGTTGAGCGTGGCTTTTGCGTCTACTTTGTACTGGTCAAATGTCAGTGATTTCAGTTTGCTCATATCTCAAGGCTTTCGATAATGTGTGCCATCTCATCAATCACGGCACTTGTCTGCTGTCTGTATTGGTTGATGGACAGACCAAGTGGCGAGGCGACTGGCGACACCTCATTTGTAGCAGAGCGCATTGGTGCGTCTGCCATTACTGGTTTAAGGCGTAGGTACAGTGTTTCCACTGTTGCCTTTAGCAGGTCAATCGTAGCCTGCATCTCCTCGCACTGGCGTTCAATCTGGCTTTTATACCGTTCAATGTCTTGGTTTTGATTCATGTTGTGGTCTCCGCTCATTTCACATTCCGCCAATTCGATAGCCAACAATAAGACCAATAAGGATGTACAGCGTTAGTTCCGCCCAATGCAGTTCAATCATTTGGTCACCTCCTGAATCGCCTTTTCAATCAACCCAGAAAACTCCACCCACTCGTCCAGCGTAAACAGGCTCATGTGAAAGTCGCCAATCTGCGCCTCGTTTGGGTCGTGTTGTTCGTGTGGATGATGCTCTGGCTTGCTCACTGTGGTGATGTGCAATCCATCCATCTCAATAGTCACTTCAGTGGTTTTCATTTGGAATGTGCTCATGTTTTCTCCTTGCGTAGTCGGGTCTCATACAAATTTGCTCAAGTCGGGTTTGCGGTAGTTCGGACCTTTCGTAATCTTGCCTGCCTCGTTGAGGATAGGCTTGCCGTCAGAGTCGAACTTGCTCCAGTTGCTAGTGTTAACTTCTTCGATAGCACCCGTAATCTTGAGTCCCGCGCAGTAACCAACGCCAACCGCCGTAACAACTTGGTCAGCTAATGCGTCGAGGAACTCTACGTCGTTGTCAATATATACACTTGCCGTACCCAACTTGAGCTGATCGGCTAAGCGTGACGTTAACAACTGCAACACACTCAGCGCGTTGCGTGTCTCGGGGATGTCGGAGTCCAGTACCTCCAACATCTCAGCTATCTCTTCCAAATGACAACCAAGCTGCACGTTCATCTCCCGCTCGTTGGGGTTGGGGCGTGCGCGTGAGTGCCACATCGTAATTGAATCAATCATTGTGTAATTTCCTTTCATGGCTTGCGTTTGCGTGAGAGTGAGTTCTTTGTCCTCAGCGCAGGAACGGCATCGCCGTCCGCGTTCTGGGCACGTACCTTACCACCTGCCGCACCTGCCGCGCTACGCTTAAATGAAAGCGTGTCCAGTTTGAACAAGTGCGGCGCGGTAAATGCGTTGGGCACTTCAGGCTTCTTCATACACTAGCACCTCTACCTCTGCGTCAGTTTCAATCCAAACCTTTGCACCACAACTTAGTGGTTTGTCTGGGCTGTACACGATACGACTCGGACCTTTGATGTCCACCTCGTGCGCGTAGCGGTTCTCTTTATATGTCTTAACAGTCAGCACAGGGTCTGACGTACCGTTCTTGGCGTTAGCCTTGATTACGTGTTGGTTCACATGGATGATTGTCTTCATTGCTTAAACTCCTTTTGCGAGGACCGCCTCGCTTAACTTCTTCGATTCGTTCTACACTGTGGAACTTGTGTAAGTTACCACAGCTAAACGTCCTGCGTCTACTACCGTCTGCGCGGGTTCGTGTCTCAAGTACAGTCGCCCACGCATTACATAATGGGCATTTCACTGGTCAATCCTCTCCTCACGCCCATCTCTGTACCGCAAGGTATTACCGCGGCGACTGGGGTGTTGGTTGTGGTCGTCCGCACCGATGCGCGTCGCGGGTTCGCTTAACTCTTTCGGGCGGTAGCTGCCTTCCATCGGCTGAAACGTTCGCTTGGCGGCGACGACCAGCTCCTCTTTCCAACTGCCCCACTCGGTCTTTGGTTTAAGTACGGTTTTCAAAATAGTGCCTCCTCTGTTTCGTTGATTAAAAGTTGTTGACGTATCTTGGCGGCAAGCCGCTGAACCCAGTCGGGCTTAATTCCAAATGGGTTGATGCACTTGCCTGTCTTACTGCAATAGCCGTAGTCTTCTAGTTTCATGCCGCCATCATCCTCATGACTTCAAGGTTGCGCTTCTTGGCGCGGTATCGTGCGGCAATCTCATCACGGGTCATGACATCGCGCTTGGCGTCTTTGCCGTGCCCGATTTTGTAGACCTTTATAGTGTCCATGCCACGAGAGTCTTTGTCCCATGACGAGATGTGCGCCGCCCCTGCTCTGCGTAGCTCCCGCGTATATTGCAACACGGTTACATAGTGCAGTCCAGTCAACTCGGCTAGCTCTTTGCAGTTGTAAGTACCCTCAAGCATACGCAGAATAAGTTGTGCGTATGTGATGGCGCCTACTTTTATCATGCGCTTCTTGCGGGGTTGCGTTGGCTCAGTCATTGCGGTACTCCTTTAGCACGAGGCTCTCGTCGCTGTTGAGGAGGTCAATAACTTCTTGTGTATTTGGACAGTTGGCGTTGTTTTCGGCGCTGTCGATAAACTTCTTCAAAGCTGTTGTCTTGTTGTGTTGTTTAAGAAAGCAGACGTCGTAACCGCTTGTAGGGGCACCGTTGGCACAGGCTTCTAGCTGACGTTGGTGCTGAGCTTGATAGTATGTGTTGTGGTACGCGTACTCGTGGTCCATACAGAACTCAGCGTAGTCTTGGATAATAAGCAAGCGGAGTGCCTCGCGGTCGTCGTCCGAAAGCTGCGCGATCCTTTCTCTGCGGATGGACACGTGATGCTGTGCGCTGTATTCGATGCCGTATGCGCGGGCTAGGAGCCGCGAAATCTGCGCGGCGTTGCCATACCCATAACCAATGCCGCGCCGCAGGTTACGCACTATGGCGTTACGCAGTCGCTTGGTCAAATTTTTGGGGTTAAGCACGATGGTTGTTTCAGTTGCGGGAAGTTGGATGTTCCGTGCAATATCGTAGATTGACATGATGAAGTTCCTTAAACAGATACTGGTGTAAAGACAATAGACCCCACGGTATTTCCTTGGTGGACAATTGTGTAGTCCTTGCCCACCTTGGTAGCGCCGCGCCGCGCCATGTCGCTAAGGATTACCATTAGCGAACGTCCGAGCGTAGATATGTAAACAACCTGTGACTGGTCGTCGACTGACAGCCAGTCGTGCGAGGTCGTGATGTTTACACCTAGCTCCTCAAAGCCGCGCACCAACTTGCTCTCGATGCGCGCCATGCGGTTGTGTAATTCTTTGTTTGTGTCGTATGCCATGATGTTCCTAGATGTTAACTTTGACGTATGTGCCGAACGGCGCAGGGTATTCCCTGTAACCGATGTTCGCCCAGATGGTTGGTAGCTCGGGTTCTTCACACTCGTCGAGGTTGCCCTCCATGTCGGTGAAGTACACGATGCCTGCGTAATGCTCGTCGCTCTCGGCGATGTGGTCGAACACAGGCTTGAACCGTGTACCGCCACCGCCCGTGGGCTTGAGCGCAATCTCCTCACCCTGCTCGAAGCGTTGCACAGATGAGACCGAGTGGTCGCAGTAGATGACTTCTACGAACGCAGGGTTTAGGTCTGATGCAATGGCTGTAATCTCTGCCGCAATCTTGGCACAGTCGCCGTCAGTCATCGAGCCTGATGTGTCGAAGCCGACAGCTAACCCGCCGAGTGCGTCAACGCGCAGGGATGGCAGATACATACCGCGTCCGATGAATCGACGTGATGGGCGACGATACGAGTAGTCAGCCGCAGACGCATCGGTGAGCATAGAACGCAGTACGTCCTGCCAAGGTACGGTGGACGTACCCACCGCCGCCAGTACTCGGTCAACCATGGCAGAGCCATGCCCGCACTCCTTAGCCATCTTTGCCGCCGCCGCGATGGTAGCCTCCATGTCGGTCTTGCTGACGTTGCCGTCACCGTCCTCTAGGTCACCCTTGCCGTCGAAGCCGCCTGCACCATGCTCGTCGTCATCGTCCTCGTCGCCGTCACCGCCGCCTGAGCCGCCGTTCTGCTCCTGCTCCTGCTTGAGCTTGTTGTAGACGTAGGCAGAGTCATGCTCCTCCTTGACCCACGACAAGAACACGCCACCCTTGGGCAGCTTGTAGCCACGGTCTAGGATGTACTTGTTGATGATGGCGTCGTTGGCGACGTTCCACAACTTGGGGTCGCGGTCGTCGCGTCGCCACATATGTTGCAGGATGACGTGGCAAGACTCGTGCAGTACAAGACCGAACAACTCCTCGTTCTCAAGTGGGTCGCAAAACGCAGGGTTGTACCGAACCCATGTGCCGTTGGTGCCTGCGGTTGATACCTTGTCAGATACCTCGCGCTTGACCTTGGTCATGACTGCGGCGATGAACGGCTCGCGCATACCGAGCTTGCTGTATGCGGTCTCAAGCCGCGTTGCTAATGTTTCCATGTCTTTCTCCAGTAATCACTTAAATTTAATCCCGTGGGATTAGTCTGCTTCTAGTGCCGCGATGGCTTCCATGTGCGTCTTTGCCTCATCTAGTGTAGCAAAGAAAACCATGTCGTCAAACGCGTGACCGCTGACGACCCACCCATAGGTACCAGTTGCAAGCCCACTCGCATTGCGAGCAGGTTGAACTTTGCCACGCCACAGCCTGAACTGCTTGTTGTGGAACTTATGGGAGTAGAACACATCGAAGCCACCATCGGCTCGCGGTACCCAATCAATCACGTCGGAACGCGTCTGCATTGGCGGCGCACCACTGGGCGAACGATGGGGACTTGGCGATTGACTTGTCACGCTTGTATGCGAGTCGCATGGTCAGCGTTTGAATGTCACCCGACATCTTCTGTAAGAACTTCCATGCGTTGTCGAAGTTCTTGGCGTTGACACGAACAGCCAAGCCCATCGCTATGCAGTAGCGCACGTTGAGTTCCTTGGGCATCGGTACGTCCTTGCCGTCGAGAATGTCGTCGAGGCGAGGCATAGTCTCGAACACACGCAAGTGTGTCTCGAACACCATAGCCGCTTCTTCGCCGATGTCGCCGATGATTTGCTCAAGACGCTCTGCCTGCGGGAAGTCTGCGTCCAACAAGTTAGACACAGCGAACCACGAGCGAGGCGATGGGAACGCGCGGATGTCACCCTTGGGCTCGAACTTGTGCAACAGGTCAGGACGGTCGCGCAAGAATGACAGTACTTC